CTATATAATTAGTAGAATTAGGATCTAATGTTACATTATTATACTGTTCAACAACAATTTTATTAGCGTGTACATCATCACCTCTTCTAATAAGTAAGTTAAATGTACCAGTATTATTATTAACATTAGTAATTTCATATCTTAAATTATCAGATGTACCATCAGCTAATAAACCTGTTCCTGTTGGAGTACCAGCACTATTTAAAATCGTACCAGAACCTAAAGTATGTAATTTAAATGCTGTACCTGCAGTAGTTGCTTCAGCTGAAGACGTACATACACTAGCAGTAGCTACAGCATGATTTTGACCTGCAATTCTTACAACTGTTAATGCTGCACCGAACTGTAGATACCTCTCAGCTGTATGTGATGTTAAATATTGATATGAATCACTACCTGACTCAAACGTGTTTCCAAATTTTTCTACATATTCTGCATATGATGATACGAGTGTTGGAATACCAACTCTACCTTTTACTGTAGGTCCAACTATTGCAGCTCCTATCGCTCCAATACCTGCTGGAAGAAAAGATAGGTCATTTTCTCTAGTAAATACACCTGGTGATACAATTTTCTCAGCCATTTATAATCTCCTAATCTATATAGTATACAATTATTCTTATATAAATATACTTCTAAAAGCTCAAACTCTACTTTGTAGGTGTTATTTCACCGGTATCTAAATTAATTGATACATCATTCCCATACTTTTGTTGAAAAGTTTCTTGAGCTTTTATTTTAAGTGACTCAAGTGATTTTAAATTATCTAATAAATCACTTTTTTGTCCGGTTAATCTTTCTAATTGATAAGTTACTAATCCTAATTGACTAATTATTCTTTGCTCAGAATCAATTAATGATTTTAACTGTCCATGTTCTTCTTTTGTAATTTTTGTTTCATTACTCATAACGTTTCTCCTATAACTATCGTTCTTTTTCTTGTTCAGGACTTGCACCTCCTGGTCTATTAATAACATCATTTATATCAGTAATTACTGATTCATTAAAATTTACTTGTGCTGCAGTATATGTTACATTACTCCCTAATGCTTGTTGAGTTTGTATATTTTGAGGAATAATATGTCCGTTAATAGTAATCTGAAATTCACTTTTAACAACTCTATCCTCTCCTACATTAACTTCAACAGCACTTGGAAAATCATCTACTTTAGCTCTAACTAAATATTTATTTTTATCACCCCAATAACCACCTTCACCATAACTTATCGCTTCTACAATTGTATTCATCTGTGTTAAAAACTCAGTATATACAACGCATGAATAATTTACAGTTATATAGTCAGGAATAATAATTTTTTGTAATTTTTTTACTCGTTGCCTTCCTTGTAATCCGTTAAGTACGCTAAATCTATCATACCTGTTACCTGAATATCTTCTATCCTCTACAACGGTATATAATGGTTTATTAGGATCGACTTTGTTACCAAGATTTCTATCTTTAGTAATACTATCTCTTTTAAATACTAATACAGGTAATTGTATCTTACCTCTATTATCACGCTTTAAATCATTTGTTTGAAAACTTTTCCAATTTTCAGGAGATGCATACATTACAGGTACCTTTTCTACGTTTCCATCTACACCTGTTATTTGTAACTTTATAATATCGTCAAAATAATACTTAATAGTTTCATCAATATCATATAAACCTATAGAAAGATCTTTAAGAGTATCGTCATCACGTCTCCTTTGCTCTTCTCTCTTTACATTAAGTCTATTTTGTTTTTGATTATTAGTTGCCATTATCTATAAAGTCCGCTTATTGTATTTGTTGTATTTGATCTGTTAATTTCAGATGGAGTTTCTATATTTACTTTAGTTCTCCTAGTTAAGTGTGCTTGTACAACAGTTGATAAACTTTCACCATGCATTTCACTTTCACTAGTAAAACCTAAATCTACTCCATCGCCTTCAATTACATTTTGATTTCTACCTAATAGATATTGATTTTTAACCATACTATCTATTTCCCAATATTGAGCATCATAGTAAATTAAATCTCCTATTTCTATAGCGAATCCACTTAACTCTTCATCTATTCCTTCTACAACACCAGTATTAAGTGCTGATATATCTTCGTTTAAAAAACTAAAAGAAGCTTTTTGCATCATATCAATACCATATTCAAGTTGTTGATATTCTTGATCTTCTCTATTGATAAGTGCATTTAATCTTATACCTGGTCTCCAGTTTTTATCACCATTAACACCTTCACCATATAAATTAGTATTAGTTTTAGTAATATACGGTTTAAATATAAGCACAGGAGTATCGATAATGTTTTCCATCACCTCTTTACTGAAATGTTTGATCAGTTGTCTGTCTCTTAATCTACCGAAAATAGGCATAATAGTTATCCAATATATATGCCATAAGGCATTTTATTCATAGTTTCTTGTTGGAAGTTTGCAATATCATTCTGTCTTTCCATCATATTTCTTCTAGAAGCAGCTTCTAGATCTTCTCTTAATTCAGATATAAGTGCATCTCTTTCTGCAGCTCCTTCTGAACGTAATGTATCACCATCTAATGAAACATCACCATTAGGTATAGGCATAGTACCGTATTTACCTCTAATTGATCCTAATAATTCTTTTACTAATGCAAGAGTATATTTTTTAATCCATTGTTTACCAGGATCATTAATTGCTGTATAAGCCATATTATTATAGCCAGCATTAGAAAAATCAGATATATCAGCAGTAGTTGCAAAATTCTTTCTGTCATCTACTTTTATGTAATGAAAATACATAGTATAATTAGCATCAGGAGCAGGAAATACTCTCAACTTATTATTTTGTATATGAAACGAATAAGCTGATTTTCTTATCAAGTCATTAAACTCAATAGCTTGTACTCTTAATAAATCATCATACATAGGCATTAATAAATAATTTATAGAAGGAGAATAATTACCCCATCCGAATTGTGTTAACATTTGCTGCGAACCTAAACCAGAACCTATATGAGGATCAAAAAATCTAGTCATAGCAGGGCTTGCTTCGTAAAAAACTCTTCTAACTTCTATAGCATCTGTACCTGGTGTACCTGATTCATATGTTACATCGTTAGTATTAGTTAAGTCATAAACTTGCTGACTTGATGATACAGCAATAGAACCTGAATAAAGATTTACATCTCCACCTACTCCTGCTTCAGTACCATATGCTTTTGATATACCTACTATATCATTTAATGATGGATTAAAGTGTTTATGAGTAAAATTACTAGACGTAGAATTACCTCTTAAAGATAATAAATTTTCTTTTATATTAAATCTATTTACTTGCGATGAATATTCAGTTACTGCTTCTTCAAAACATGCAAAAAGGTTAGCATCTTGCAATTCAATATCAACAATAGGGTAACCAATACGCCTTGCACACCAATCTGCTACTTTAGGTCCATCTGTTTGAAACGAAGTATCTGAATCATATGTACCGAAAGGTGTATTTCCGCTTATTGAACCTGCAGAACCATCATATACTGTTGTTGTTGCCATATTTTTCCTCTATAGATATTATTAGTCTTATATAAATATCAAACTAAAACTTATTTATCCAATTTTTCCTTATATACGTTAAGTATTTCATCTAAAATAGGATGTCTATGATTTTCTAATAGTTCGAAAGTATGTAACCCTTTTACAGAACTAACACTAGATAAAAACTTTAATCCACTATCACCTCCACGTTTAAGGTCTATTTGTTGAGAATCACCACAAAACATCATCCTACTATTTAAACCTATTCTCTGTAGTATCATTAATGTTTGTTCATGATCTAAGTTTTGACACTCATCAACAATTACAGCTGAATCTAGAAAAGTTCTACCTCTCATGTATGATACCGGTACAATCTCTATTTGACCATCCTTTATCATTTTATCAACACGTTCTTTTCTTAATAATTGATACATATTACCGTAAATCGGAGCTACCCATGGAGACATTTTTTCTTCCATATTACCAGGTAAGTGACCTAAATCTTCTTTCGATATAGTCGGTCGGGTAATAATTATTTTTTTCCTTCTTTTTTGTAGGACTTCCTGAAGTGCGATTTGGCACGCTAACAAGGTCTTACCCGAACCGGCTTTACCAAGTATCACTGATACTGTATTTTCTAGAATTATACGTTTTGCTTCTTTTTGTTCGTCGTTAAGTGAAAGTAAAAAACGATAACCTTTTTTATTATTCTTTGCACCTGCGTCTTTTGAAAATGGCTGTGACATAATGTTCTCCTTCATTTATTATAAATATCAGTATTTACATATATAACCATAAAAAAAGCCCTCCGAAGAGGGCTCTTAATATTAAATTATTCAGAAAGAATATTAGTGAATAGTCACCGCAATCTTACCAAAGAATTCTTTTCTTACAACTTTCTTCGCGTATCTAGTCATTACACCTTTTCTAGGAGTAAAGTTAGTTGGGTCATACACTAGAGGAGTCATAATTAATGGAATATATGGAGCATATACAGCACCAGTTTCCAAGAATTGATTACCTCTGAAGCCCATTAAGATACCGTCAGATGTTTGTCTGTAAGGGTTCTTGTAGATAGTATATCTATTAGCAAACTGACCAACTTTAGTTACACCAGCAGCAAATTGAGTACCAGTACCATCAGCATCAGTTCCAAATCCAGGCATAGCTTCAATAAATGCAGCTATCTCAGGTGAAACAACAGCGAAGTTAGCACCACCTCTCATTGTAGCTTTATGAATCTGATTAGATACTTTTTGCATTTGGTAACCTAAAGTTTGTACCCAAGTACCAAAGTCATATCTAGCAGAAGCACCTACACCAGCACCAACACCTACATATCCAGCTTCTGAACCAGACAATACGAATGTTTCACCAGTATGTAAAGCAGCTCTATCTAACATTGCTAAAATTTCCAT